AATGAACAACAAACTGCAGACACACAGAACGTTCAAACAACTGAACAAACTCAAATTACAACGCCGATTGCAGGAACAGAAACGCAAGCGGTGCCAGGTAATGAAACAACACAGCAGAATCCAGCTGATCAAGGCACGCAAACAACTCAAGTTGATCCGGCAAAAGCAGTACCAGCATCTGCAGATGCATATTCAGTCAATGTTGAAGGCTTCGATTTTGATGCTTTTAAAGCAGATAACAATGAAGTTTTGAAATCGTTCCATGCAGCAGGCATGAATAACAGCCAGGTGCAGGCCGTTGTAGAAGCCTATGACCAATATACGCAGGTCAATCTGGAAGCACTGGAACAGGAATGGGGCGCGGAATACGGCAACAACGTGAATATGGCCAAGCATGCCATTGAAGCAATGGGATTCAAACCGGAGGACCTGGACTCACCAACGGCGCTCATTCGATTTGCTGCCGCCGTGGGCAAGAATTTACAGGAAGATTTGCCGCCGCAGAACACACAGCAAATCGGTACTGAAACGGTTGAACAATTAATGATGTCGGAAGCGTACAGCAATGCTAATCATCCTGATCACAAGTCAGTGGCAGCGCGTGTAAGCCAGTATTTTCAGAAGAATTTCCCGGATAATTAATAAGGGGTAAGAGATGTCACAAGACTTCGCAACAAATAATGGAATGATCACCGCTGCGTTTAAGCGTGAATTCCATTCGGCATTTGAAATCAAGTGCCAGCAAACGCAGTCTGCACTGCAAGTTTTAACCAATGACCGCGGCCAGATCGGCGGCGCATCATACACAATCAATGATCTGGGTGACATGGAAATGCAGGCCATGGGCAACCGTTTCGCTGATACTCAATGGTCTGTACCGGAAGCTGGTACCCGACTGGTGACTATGGCTGACTATGGTCTGTTTGTGCCGATTGATCCGCGTGATGAGCCTAAGCTGTCTGCAAACCCAACCTCAAGCTATATGCAGGGCTGTTTGGCTGCTGAACATCGCCAGCGTGACCGCGTGATTATTGCTGCGGCTGGTGCGTCTATTAACCGTAAAACTACGGATGGCGAAACCTACACACCAACACCGCTGCCAACTTCACAAGTGATTGCAACATCATCAGCACCAATGAACAAAGCCAAAATTGCCAAAGCACGTGCATTGTTCCGCAAAAACCACTGCGACAACTTGCCGCTGTACTTCATCTACAACTCAGAAATTCTTGAACAGATTCTGGTGGATGAGGAGCTGACCAAGTGGGACCGCGACACTATCCAGCAAATTCAGGATGGTGATGTGGCTAAAAAATGGGGTGGTTTCATCTGGTTGCCGTATGAAGATTTACCGGACGCGGCAGACTCAACAGAACTGGCACCGGCTGGCCGTACCTTCGTTGTGGCTAAAGGCGGTATTCATTATGGCCGTAACTCAATTTCTAACTTTGATATTACGGTACGTGCTGATAAATCAAACGTGAAACAAATTGGTGGTATCGCATCTTACGGTGCTGGTCGTGCCAATGAGCAGAAAGTTGTAGCAATTGACTTCCTGCGCTAAGGGTAGCTTTGGCTCGGCACTTTTAAGCAAGGGGTGCCGGGTCTTTTTTAGGAGCAGTGACAATGCTGCAATTCTTAAAATGTTTATTCGGGTTTCATGGTGCAGTAGAGATCGGTTGTGATGACTGCAAAGAGTGCCGTGATTGTTTGAAAGAAATTAAATAAGAGAAAATGTCCATGTCAAATACTGAACAACAAATCGAACAAGAGATTCAAGATAAAGGCTTAACTGCACCACGTTTAACGCCTGATCATATTGACGCTCAAATCACTGGTGAGCAGTACTTTGTTTTTCCAGGTACTACAGTCACTATTTGTTTGCTTACATTGCTTAATGGTTTCACTGTCACAGGTGAAAGTGCATGTGCAAGTCCTGAGAATTTCGATGAAGAAATTGGTCGTAAAATTGCCCGTGACCAAGCACGCGATAAAATCTGGTTGCTGGAAGGTTACTTGCTAAAAGATAAACTACATTCTGGTAAATCATTTAAAGCTGCCTGTGGTGACAACTGTACATCATCTCAAGTCCATAGCCTTAGTTCTCCATTAGCTGTTGAGCCATATAAGCCAAGCGAACACGACAAGCTAACTTCTAAAATCTATTTGTACAAAGAGTTGCTATCAACAAATATAACTCAAGACTTCCAAATTGAAGTAGAAAGCCAACTCAGAAAAGCATTAACAGACCTCGAAAACCTATAACGCCAATACCCAGCAAACCACACCTTAAAAGCCCTCAAGATGATAAAAAATCGAGGGCTTTTTTATGTCTATTACTACAAGAACATCTATCTGTAATTTCGCGCTGAGCATGATCGGTGACGCGAATATCACGTCATTCGATGAGAATACGGCGCGTGCTGAGCGTTGCCGCAGTCTGTATGACCAGGTGCGCAAATCCATTCTGCGTGACCATCCGTGGTCCTCAGCCAAAAAGCGTGTGATCTTGTCACCAGTTACGACACATCCGGTCTTTGGTTACTCTCATGCTTTCCCATTGCCGCGTGATTTTATCCGCATCATCAGCACCAACCAGGAATGCTACGAGATTGAAAACCGCCACATTCTGGCCAATTCCGAGCAAATCAATCTTGAGTACATCTTTGACAACGACAACGAAGAAACCTGGGATTCAATGCTGGTTGAAGCAATGGGACTCAAGATGGCATCAAAGCTATGCAAGCCGAACACCGGTAGTGATGCAGCAGGGCAATCCGCAGCGGCTGAGTATGAGCGCCTGATCTCACGTGCCCGGGCCATTAATGCGCAGGAGCGGCCAAGCCAGGACATTATTTACGCTGAATCACGTTACATCGGGAGCCGCTACTAATGAAACAATGGGTGCTTAAAAACAATCTTTCCAGCGGTGAATTGTCGCCGTTACTCTATACCCGCACCGATATTCAGCAGTATGCCAACGGTGCCAAGCAGCTTTTGAATGCTATCCCATTGGTGGAAGGTGGTGCAAAGAAACGTCCGGGTACGCGCTTTCGTGGCCAGTTCATGGGGGCATTGCGCCTGATTCCGTTCATTCCCAATTCTGAAAACACCTACATGCTGATTCTCGGTGTTGGCACGCTGAAGGTCTACGATCCGCGGACACATGAGGTCGTATTTGAATCTGCAACGCCGTATGACACGGCGCAAAAGGTGCGTGAAGTACAGTTTGCCCATACCCGGTACCGGATGTATTTCGTGCAAGGTGATACGCCGGTACACCGGTTTATTTGTAGCGCTGACTTCACTAACTGGCAATTTGCTGAATTTACGTTCTCGACACAGCCAACGGATGAATTGGGTACCAGCCCTAACGTGGCCTTAACGCCAACCGGTACAGAAGTGGGCAAAACCATTGCATTGAATGCATCAGCCTTTCCGAACTGGTCCAATACTGAAACTTATCTGCTAGGTGAGCGTGTTATTTATGCTGGCCAGACATGGCGTGCATTGGCTGACAATACCGGATCAGAACCAAGCGGAACAAGCACGGACTGGGAAACAGTGACTGCAGGAGATGCCAGCGTATTCACATCTGAGCATGTCGGGGCGATTGTTTCGATCAACGGCGGTCAGGTCAAAATCACATCCATTGTTTCCGCTACGAGCGTAAAGGGCGAAGTGCTGGTCAAACTGAATGCCAATGTCCAGGCGATTGCCAAGTCATGGACCCTGAATTCACGCGCCTTTACCGCAGCAACCGGCTACCCGCGCACAGTGGTTTTCTTTAAACAACGTCTGGTCTTTGCTAACACAAAAACCAGTCCAAACCAGATGTGGTTTAGCGCCATTGGCAATGATGGCGACTTTCTGGAAGCCACGGAAGATTCAGACGCATTCAGTATTGCGTCATCTTCGGCGCAGTCTGACAACATTCTGCATCTGGCCCAGCGCGGCGGTGTAGTGGCGTTGACCGGTGGATCAGAGTTTTTGGTCAACTCGACCGGCCCATTAACCCCGGCATCTGCGCAGATTGACCAGCACACGTCCTACGGTGTTCAGAAAGATGTGCGGCCGTGCATAGTCGGGAATGAAATGCTGTTCGTGCAGCGTGGTGGTGAGCGCCTGCGGGCTTTGTCGTATCGTTATGAGGTAGACGGTCTGACTTCACCAGAGCTTTCAGCTATTGCGCCGCATATCCCGCAAGATCATCAGGGCGTGAAAGAAATTACCTACCAGCAAACACCAAATAGCCTGGTCTGGATGGTGTTGGGTGACGGCAAGGTGGGCAGCATCACCTTAAACCGTGATCAGGAAATGAATGCCTGGGCGCTTCATGACTTCGGTGCATCTGTGCTGTCGATGTGTTCTCTACCAACCGGCACCGGTTGCGTTTCTGTTCCTGCAATCGGCGTTGTAATTTGAGTTTGTTCAGTTGTTTGAACGTTCTGTGTGTCTGCAGTTTGT